TTGTTTTCCTGTGACGGACTATTTGCCTAATCAAGTGCCCACGTCAGATGAGAATGGCGTGATGCGATTCCATCACGTCAGCACAGCGGTCGAGTGGGACAACTATGGTTGGCTACTCTTTTGGCTGTATCCCATCGAGACGGAAGGTTCGCCCGTATTTATCTGTCGTTTCCTTCACCGCGGTAAGGAAGTCCATCGCATTCCCTATGGAGAACTTCCTCGCTGGGATTGGCCGGGCCGAATTTGGGAAGACGTACCAAAGGTGAAACGGCGATGGAACTGGCAGGCGATGACGCGAGGAGAAATGGTCCAAAAACCCAACGAGTCCAGTGACCAATATGATTCTCGTTTGAGGCGATTTTTCCACTTCGACCCGAATGACCAGCGCCATCGTGAGGGAGTAATCGCGTGGCGTAACGCGTGGCGGCTGCTCGACAACATCGAGCAAGCACGTGAGAAAAACGGGGAGCCGGTCGAAGACCTTGAGTTCCCAGTAATTCACCGGACTATCCCCGTTGCGTTGCCCGGACGTGTGGCTAAGTAACGGGACAAACTGGGTATTCGATGGAGCACCTACTCCCATGTCCTGGAAGGTGCCCTTTCCAGAGCGAACCCCGCGGCAAGCGGGGTCAGGAAGACGGCGGCAAGGCAAAGGCGGATCCAGGGAGAGCGCAGGGGGTCAGGCATGGCGTGTACTTGGCGGTTTTCTTTCCGGTCAATTACGGTCGTTCTGACAGTGCGCGGTTGCCTGCTGCGCCACGTTTGCGTACGGCGGCCCCTGTCGCAATGACGACGAACAGCATACCGACGCCGAAGCTGAGCTCGCCGATGACGCGCTTGTCTGCGAGGACGCAAACCAAGCCTGCGATCATAAACAACGTGCCAAAGGCGATGCCGAGTCCCATACCGTACCTCTTCATCGTGGTCATCCGTCTTTCCTCCCAGTCGCCGAACGGCGGAGTTCAGGCACTGGCGCGCCGCCGGGCGGAGAGCAATGTCACAGACTTCATGGCGCGCCAGTGCCTGTAACACTTGGTTCGCCGGGGTCGTAGCCTCAGAGCGCTGAACTCCCCGCATGCAGGCGCGCTTTAAGTACGATCATTCCACTCCCCCGAGCCTTACCGGTCAAGCAAAAACTCGGTGTGGGGAAACCGAGTCCGTGAAGCTGGCGGAGATCGCCAGCAATTTCCTGGATACACCCGCAGGGCGGACGTAGACTCCATTAAGCTCGAGCCGACGGCACGTTGCCTGCCGACAGAGCCGTGCTTACCAAGGAGTACCCGCTTATGAAGACCGCGCATTGGAGCATGACCGGAGCAGCCCTGGTCTTGGCTTTGGCGCCCTGGATGGCCGGTTGTAACCGGGCCGACGAGGCCGAGGACAAGGCGGTCAAGGCCATCGAGGAGCTGGGCGGCAGCATCTACCGGGACGAGAAGGCGAAAGACAAGCCGGTTGTCAGTGTGGACCTCGGCAGAACCGAGGTGACGGACGCGGGGCTGAAACACCTGGCCGGGCTCAAGCAACTCCGGTCGCTGTTCATCCGGAGCACTAAGGTGACGGACGCGGGCCTGAAACACCTGGCCGGGCTCAAGCAGCTCCAGACGCTGGTCCTCGGCAACACCAAGGTGACGGATGCGGGGCTGAAAGAGCTGGCCGGGCTCAAGCAGCTCCAGACGCTGGTCCTCGGTAACACCAAGGTGACGGCCAGCCGTGGCAGACGAAACGCGGACGCGGCCCCGGTGCTGGCGGTAGTCCTTTTCGTTTGCCTCAGCCCCTTAACCTTGCCGGTCCCGTATTCACTACCGTTGGCGGCACCAGCGCCGCCAGCGCCACCGCATCGCCGCAGTCAGGCGACCGCCCCAGCCTCTCGACAATCCTTTCCTTCGGCTCAACTTTCACCCCGGAAATGCCCAGCTCCCACTTCGCCGCCGTCAAGTCCGCCAGCAACTCCGGATCCGGCGGCAGAATCAGCCGCTCGTTGATCGGGCGATTCGGGTCAAGGCACTCCCGAACCGACCAGTAGGCAAAGGCGCGGATATTGGCAAAGCGAAGGCGGCCACTGGTATCTGTGGCATCGGTCTTCTCAGCAAAATTCACGCCCCAAACGCGCATACCGCTGATCGTCGTACACGCATCGTAGACGGCAGCCCCGACGCCGATTACGTCCACGTTCACCAGGGCGCGCGGATTCTCCTTGAGCGCATTGACGATCAGGGAAACCACTCGGGGTCCATTGGGCGTACTGCTGCCGGGATGCTTTTCCAGGCGGTCCAGCCAATTACGCCGCCGCCGGGCCAGGATGGTCTTGGCGCTGCCGCCTCGGGCCACGTCCACGGCCACGCAATCGAGCGGCAATTTTCGGCACCCCTGCTCATTCCAGAGCGCCATTGAGGCTTCGACCCAGGCCGTGGGGATGACCTGCCAGGGGTCGTCTTGAATGCCAGCCTTGAAGTCGCGGTGTAAGACTTGCGACCGCAGCGGCTCGGGCAATGCCTGCAAGGTGCTGATGTAGCCGGTATTTCGGAGGTCGGGATTGTCCTTGACGCGCGCCGGGATGAAGGTCCGGGACTTCGGCTTGATCAGTTCGTTGGCTTCCTTGAACGGCGTACTATCGGGCCTCTCGATCTCCTCACCATTGGGCAGCGTGGCATACCAGCGCAGCTCCCCCGGCCTAGCCGGGCGCGGGTGCTTCTTGTCGATCCAGGGGCCGAAGTAATTCAGCACCCATCGCCCCTCGACCGTCGTCGGTGGATTGAAGCAGATAACTACCCGGCAGCGCTGGCCGGGATTGGTGGTACGCAGCCAGCCCTGGAGGAATCGGATTTGAAACTCGGTGAACTGGTCAGCCTCGTCAAAGCCGATGAAGTCATGGGGCCGCCCCCGGTATTTCTGCTCGTCGCCGAGGTGCTGACAGCCGCCGAATTCAATTTGACGGCCATCCGGCAAGTCTCGCCATACGCCGGTATTTTCATTGAGCCGCCCCAGATCGCCGAGGATCTGCCGCACCCGGTCCACGACAGCTCGAAGGGTGGTCACTTCGCGGCGGAAGATGATCGAGCGCGTATGCCGGGTAATGGCCAAGCCGAGGAGAAGATCTGTTTTGCCGCCGCCCGCCGCTCCGCCGTAGCCCAGGACGTCGGCAGGGCAATCGTAGGCTTGTTGCTGGGGGACGTTAGCCTTGCGCGGCTCCCAGAGGGGTGCCGTTTCCTGTCCCGTTAGCAATTGGCGTGCCCTGCTCAGCGTCTCGGGCTTGGCGTAGGTCAGCAATGATTCTAAGCAGCTCAGTTCGTCGCTCGTCAGCAGTGAGTCGGTCAACATGGCTTTGCTCGATGGGGCCTCCGTCCTTGCCGGTGTATTCAAAGCGCTCGCTGTAGCCCCGGTCTTTGGCCTTGGTCTTCAAGTAAAAGCAGATCGCCCAGGCTTCGCCTCTTCGAATGGCCTGGTGGAGGGCGACCTCGGCAATGTCCTTCAATTCGCCTTGCTGGGCTTCGATGGTTTCGCGGACCTTGGGCCAGCGCTTGCAATAGTTGTGGATGCTACGGGCTGTAATGCCCAGCTCCTTCGCGGCCAGGTACATAGTGCCCCGGTTCTTTTTCAGAGCCTCGATCACCTGCGCCTGGGTTACTTTTGTGGCCATCTCTTTTTTAGGGCGGAAAATCAGAAAACTTGGGCAGGGCACGACCAGCGACAGACCGATGATTTGAGGGCCGGAAAGCCTCACCGGCTGCCGCTGGTCACGCCCTCCAAAAGCCGCAGGACCTCGGCGGGGATGTAGCCGGTATATCGGTCGTAAAGGCTGGTGACCGCGATGTCGTGAGCCAGGATCTCAAGGAGCATCGGCTCGTTGGCCACGCGCATCTTTTCCAGCAAATCCCAGCGCTTCCGGTCCACCTGCTCACAGAGTTCCTTCCAGGCTGCCTCCAGGTGCCATTGCATGGCGCTCTTTGCTTTCCGCTGGGCCTCCTCCGCTTCCTTGCGAAGTCGGGCAATGCGGTCAGTCAGGACACCGATCGCAGCCTCCGCCGTGGCGGCAGCACTCTCAGCGGCAGAAGGATTCTTGCCGCCAAGCAGGGTCTCGGTTGCTTCGCTGCGGCTGGCGGCAGCCTTGGCTTTCAGCTCCGGCAGCCTGGCTTCTTCTTGAGTAAGAAGGCAGCGGAGGCGATTTGCCTCCGCTACCTCGGACAGCTGCCGGGCTGCCGTAGCCTCGGCAATGAGGCATTCACTGAATTCCTTGGCCTGAGCTTCGGCAAGGGGAGCGGCCTGATCGTGGTCAACAGCGGCTTGCAGAAGAGCGATACCTTGATCCGACCAGCCGAGGGCGACGGCTGCATCAAGCATGGTATCCATTGCTATCGTCATGCTGGTCTCCATTCTGGGACGGCGAAGGCTGGTAGGGCGTCACTTGAATTTGCATGTCGGAGCCGATCGAGATCAGGCCACAAAGCTCTTTGAAGCGCGCCTCGGCGGTCGCCTCGTTGATAGCACGAATGACCAGCGGAGGTTGCGTCGGATCGCCCGGCAGGTCCACCGCCCACAGAGGAGAATCCGCCTCCTTTGCATATCTCAAATCCGCAACGATCTGGGTGCGTTCCTGCGCGGTATGGTCAACGAAATCCCTGTATCTGGCCATGTTCCGCTGTTCCCTTGCCGTGGCCAGAAAAGGCAGCTCACCTTGCCGCGCCGGTTCCTCAAGGGGGCGACCGCTGATTGGACACCGGGGGCCTTCGAGCCATTCGGGCGGGCTGACTCGGGCTGGTGGCCAGTAGGGGACTTTCGGGCCGCCTCGCCCCCGGCCTTGTGCGAGCATTTCCGCATCGGCACGCGACCTTC